CTCCACGACATCTGCATCTACAACCGGACCGACCGAGACACGATACGTTAAAGTGTCAGCCATAGAGTTACTCCTTAGCTGCGTTATCGACAGTCGCGGCCGAGAAATGTGCCGCCTGTTTAACGCCGCATCTATGATAACAAAAAAATAGACTATAAGCCACGCGCACAGTACAAGCACGATGTACGCTTCTGTGGGCATCATTTTATCGCGCCGACGCAATAATTGTGTCGCAGGCTTTGACAAGCTGCGCCTGTACCAGCGGGGTCACAGCGTTTACTACGCTCGGGTCGGTGTCGGCGGCTTTCATGGCGGCATAGAAAACAGCCTCGATCGCAGCATCAAGACCGGGATATTTGCCCGGCGTCTCGATGGCAAGGTTCAGCGTGCTGCCATGTACTTCTTCGACCTTTTCCGTTGTATTCAAGCGTTTGCCGTTGTCGTTGTTTAAAACGGTTTTTAAACCGCGATATACACTGACAATCCGCGCTTTGTCCGCGGGGGTGGCGTCAGACAACAGGCCGACAATCGCGGCGTCTGGCGCAACAGCAGCAGAAGCGTCTTCTTCAGCCGGCTTGGAAAACGACGACAGCGTAATACCGTTCGGGTATACGACGGCAAAAAAAAGCACTAATCCGGCAACCCACACAAGCTTTTTCATGGAAATACTCCCGATCGGGTACGTGGTCAGGCTACGGGTTTCTTTGTGTGTTCGACAATCACACGCAGCAACGCCGTACAGGCGTCGACACCTTCGGGGCAATTCTCTGCCGCCAGTTTGTCGCGCAATTCGGTGACGGAGATCAGGTCGTTTACGATCGTAATCGCAATCGAGGGCTGCGTGTTCGCTGCGTAACTCGGGCGGCCGGACACAACACGGGACACAAGCGCTACCAGTTCTTTTCGGTAGGCGACGAGCAGCAACGAAACAAAAACACCTGCGGCAACTAATTGAAACGTAGTCATACTTTATTCTCCTATGTTTGCGGCACTAGCACGTAGGGCCGGCCGTTAATCATAAGCTGCCCGCCGATTTTTAGTCCAGCGTCTTTTGTCAACGGGTAACGAGTTTTTCGCTTGCCGTACAGTTTTGTAATTTCTTCGATATCGCCAGATCGGGGCGCGGTGCAATTCGGGTCGTAGTACGGGGCCATCAAATTTCCAACCCACAGATGCCCAAGACCCAACGCATGGCCGATTTCGTGACACATGACCGCGACTGCCATGTTAAACGACCAGTCTTCAGCTTCGTCGAACATCTGGTCGAGTTGCATGTTTTCAGATACGCCGCATGGAAGCTCGCTCCACGCCAACGTACCGCCTCGCGCGTCTAGATTGTGCTTTTTTCCGACGCCAGACCGAGAATAGATGTTGGCGTGTTCTTTTTTCTCCACGCGCATCGGCTCAATGTCGCACACCTCGGCCCACTGAGAAAACGCAACGTCATACGCTTCTTTCACTTGCGCGTCAGACATATTAGGCAGCGTGATGTCCGTGTGATAAGTGATCTTGGACATCGGCCATTTGCACGGGTCGCCGCCGGGGGCCGTCAAATTAAAGTCTGGCAGGCCGCAGCGCAGACGACACATGCGGTGCGCCGTCTTCTCGTTTACGCGACCGTCAGCCTCAAGCCCATTAAACTTTTGATACTCACGCACAGCCTTTTGCAGCGGCGCGCCCTTCAGCTTCTTTACCTCCGACCACGCCTTGTCGGCGAAGTAGCCGTGCTCGTACAGAAACTTCAAGACCTCGTTAACCGGCAATACACTATCGAATGCTGGCTTCCGTGCCATACGTCACCGCCTTAATTTGAAGCTTGGATTATGCCGGCAATCTCTTCACGGTTGGTGCGCTTGACGGCCTGCACTACCGCGGAGAAAAAAAGATTTGTTTTGCCCGGTTCAAGTCCACGATCTGCACAGTGCTTGGTCCAGAGCAGGTTCAATCGCCGTTTCAGCCGCATGAGTTTTCGCGGCGGCAAAATGCTGGCGTTCGCCATGTCTAGTTCCAAGTCCGCCGACGTGCGGTCCCGCAAACAAATGTTTATAACCTGCAAAACAACCGAAATAATGAACAAGATGGTAAGCGGGTCAAAGCCGTAGCTTGCCCGCTCCTCTTGCGACACTAACTCATTCGTCAGATTTTTTTCAAACGCCAGCAGACCCGGCGAGCCGTCAATTTTCTCTCGCAGAGATGTCAGTTCTTCGTGTGTCACAGTGCGCGTACCTTTTCTACGTTAACGGCCTCAACGTACTGATACTTCATCGTCATCAGCTTCGTCTTGAGTGCCGTACGGCTGGCGACAAACTTCCAGATCAGTACAGAGTTCACGACAATGACCTCGCTCGCCCCGACAATCGCAGCAACCGCCTTGGTCAGCGTCTCCACGTCAGCGCTCGTCAGCCAGCCCACCAGCACCAGCACGGCCAGAAAATTCGACACCACGGTCGTAACCGTCGTGACCGATTCGGGCGTGACCCACTTGGCCGCGTCGTTTTCTTCCCGGCTGAACAAGTCGGTGATGAACTTAAAGTCTTCAACAGGTGTCACCACAGGCTTCTTTACGGTACTCATAGTCGATCTCCTATCTGTTAAACATTGTCGGCACGATAGCGTGCATCATACCACCCCAAAGTCCCATATCTTGCAGTTTTTGTTGCCCCAGCGGTGTTAATCCGGCCATCGCTGATAACGCGCGGCCGGCGACGTTTGCGGTCGCTAATCCCACGCCGGCGGACGCTATACCGCGAATGACGTCAACGGGACGTATAATCGGCGATCGCTGCGCGGTACTGATGCCGGTCATAAGTCCTGTTGCTGCCGCGGCGTACGCGGGCGGCGTAAACTGACTCCCTCCAGTATACATTCCGCGCTGCACATCCTGCCACGCCGCCTGATTAAATTGCGGCACCGAAACGGTCGGCGCAAATAAACTCGCGTCGTTAAACTGCGCGAAACCGACTTTTTCAGTCGGCGCTTTTATCGGCGTGTTGTTCGGTGTTATCCACGCGCGCCCAAAACCAATATCCGGCCGGGCGCGTGAAATAGCGTACGCGTTATTGGCGCCTAGTAAGCCTCCCGCTCCCGCGCCCATCAGTCCGAGTGTCCGGCGCAGTTTCCCGCGCTCTAAATACCGCTCGGGGAATAGATTCTCAGCCAAGGCTCCAGCGCCGTAGCCCAAGCCGCCCATCATGAGCCCCGACACAATGGCATTAGAGAGCGGCGTCGGCCCGCCCAGCATTTTGTTGCCGAACTCAAACGCGTGGCTCACGCCGGGGATCGCGGCAGATTTAATCAGTATCTCGCGGGCCCAGTCGGGCTGCGTGTCTCGACTCCGCAGAACAATCCCGCGACTTTCGTCAAGCGCCAGCTTTGACAGCGGTTTAGGCCGATAAAGCACCAGTACGTTGTCCGCCGTATCCCATGTCGCCAGAGAACCCGCCAAGTCGCCCGTCTGCATGGCGATTTTTTCGTAAGCGGTGCGCAGCCGAATAGCCTGCGGCAGCATTTCGGCAACGACATCGGGCACAGTTTGCCACTGCTGTAAGTTTGTCATTTTGGCCGACCCATTGCCATGTTTAAAAAATGATCGCCATAGTTGTGAATTGTCTGTTCGGCAAAGCTCGGCTGTTCAAGTTCGCCGCGCATGGCCTGCATCGCCAGTTGATAACGGTACTGGGGACTTAATGCGGCCATGTAGCGCTGATGATTTTGCCGGGCGTTAATCATGAAGTCGCCGCGGCGCTTCACCTCCATGGCTTGCTCGCGGATGTTCTCGAAGACCGGCTTATTGTAATCGTACGTGATCGGGCGCTGCATGCTGTACATGTTGCGCAATTGATTCATGTACACGTTTTCAGACGTCTTCTCTATTGCTTTGATTTTTTCGTAGTAGGCGGGGTCTTCGTGCAAATGATCTTCGGCAATTTCTTTGGCGACTTGATCATTACTTGTGTGCTCGTGCTCATGCTTGGCTCCTTCGGCTAATGCAGCAGGTGAAAATTCCCGATCGGGTAAATTGTCGGCTTTTCCGCCCGGTAACAGGTCTTTTTGTCCCGAACGGGAAAGTGTGCCGGCGGTTGCGACTTTGTTAAGTGCTGGCGCCAGCAGCTTTTTGATGTCAGGCCCGTAATAGTCGGCGCCGGTGGGCGTGCCGTGCTCAAGCGTGATCTGGGCATCCGACCCGACTGTCGCGTTAAAAACGCCCGGTTTCAATTTGTGCTTGGGTAGTTCGAGATACTGCACGTGCCCCTGACCCTCGCGGTAATCGGGTCCCAACGGACGGAATGCTGTCGGCTTAATCTTCACGCCAAGCTCTTCAAACAATTCTCGGGCGGCGGCCTGTTCAGGTGTTTCGCCTTCCTCCACGCCGCCGCCAATAAAACGCCGCTTGCCGATATTTTCTGGCCACCGTGGGTTCGTGAGCTTTTCTAGCAAGTACTGATTTTTGTACGGCAGCACAACACGGACGCGAGGCTGTGGACTGCCAGCAGACGCCATTTTTGGTGCCGCGAGAGACGGATACCCGGCTGTTTCTTTAAACTTCTTCAGCCGGGCCCGAAGCAGTTCTTTCTGCTGCTGGCTTCGCAGCCACGCATTGGCAATTAACGCCAGATCGGTCATTTCTTTGTCGACATTGCCGCCGGCATTAATTGCGGTCTGCGTGTCCGTGAGATGTTTCGGTAGAGCGGCAAGGATGTGCTCACGCTCGCCCCATTTGGGTGCCAGCTTTGTTAAATCTGCCGCGGCGGCTTTTTTCATGCCGCAGCAGTAACCCGACTGCTTACACACACAATTGTCGGAGCACATGCATCTCCCGGAGCAACCACAAGCATAGTCGACTTTATCGGTCGCACCCGCCGCTTTTCGCACCCCGTTCTCTTGCAGCACTTTCTTGCGCCGGACAGCGACGGTGATGTGAAACTGGTGATCGCCATTCGGCAGCGGCGACAAGCCGTAGCTTTTTCGAAGCGCGGCAAGCTCTGGGCTAGAGACTTGAATCGCCCAGACTTTGCTGACGCCATCTACGTTTTTGACGTTTATTTCCTTCATGCCGCCAAGCCGATACGAAAACGTGTGCCCGCGCTCGTTAATGTTGTCGATGCCGACTTTATTGACTTCGTCGGCGTTCATCACGGAAATATGCGCGTTAAGCACGTCGGCGTCTACGTTCGGGACGTTCATGACGCCGGCTAAAGGCAGTTCGGCGCCGGGAGCAGAGAGCGCATCGAAAACGCCACGGACAAGCGCGTTCGGCACCGCGAGAAGTAACCAGCCGCTTTTTGCCAGATACAGCCGGCCGACAAGTGGATAGTTCGTCGCGGCTTGCTTGTTGCCGCGGTACAGCCAGCCAAATGCGTGGCCGGCTTTATATTCGGGCGTCTCGGCGTAAAGTTCCGGCCGCCACGAGCGTTGGTCAAGTATCGAAAAGCCGTCCATGGCTGCCCCGTTTACTTCTGGGCCGCCGTAGACAACGTAGTATAGGCGTCGTTTTCGCCAGCGGAGGCGTTGGTGGTCGTAATAGCATGCGCCGATAGAAACATCGCCCAGCCGCAGAGCGCGGCTATAAACCAAGCCATCAGGCTCATCTGATTACGGATGTGTTGATCCATGGTCGTCGCCATCGCCGCAACGGTGTGTTTCATCACGGTCCCTTTCGTGATTAATAATGACTTTGATTCCGGCGCCGGACAAGAGCGAAATAAGAATATCGGTCAACGTCGATCCGCCCATGCCGGCCAACACACAAATACCAATCAGCCCGTGAATGTTCGCCGCTTTTTGATAGTTTTGATACCAAATCAAGGAAATAGCGAGACCCAAAAATCCCGCGTTCAGCATCGAACTTACCACCGCTAGTTTAGAAAGTTTACGGCTGAAACGCAAAAGCGTCGCCAGCCCGGCAAAGGCGGAAACGCCAAATGCCGCGGCAAATACCGATAAAGACACTATTAATTCGTCAACCATGGCTAAATTTTGAATGCGCTAAATAAAAGTGTGTGCCGCGAGCCCCTGCGATCCCCTTTCCGCAGGCCCGACCTCGACCGAAATCGAGGCTTCACGACGACTTACGAGGGCAATGAATTTCGCCCCGTGTGGTATTCGCCGCACCTCCGATCGTGTTCACGACTAAACCTGACCACGAAACCTCGTTACCGCATTTACATCCCTGTAGCAGCAGTAACCCTAACCAGCCGACCACCACGGCTAACTCACGGCACACACCAATTATACAAACTACCGTGGGCGCGTCGGTAGTGTGCTGCGCAAATTGAGAAAGAGCCACTTTAGATATAGCGGCAGGGCTCATTGCTGCATAGGCCGGCGGGCTCAAAATTTGCCAGCCAGTCGGCGTCGGCTAATTCGGGGTAGACCGCGATCGACCGGTCTGTTAAAGCGTGCGGCGGCAACGTCCAAAGAAACTGCGAACTGGTCAACGAGATAAAATCTCGGCTCACCAAGAAACAGTGCGTATTAATGTTGCACAGTGCGTCGATCGTCTCTGGATCAAACGCCCGGCACCAAACGCGTTGTTTTGATAGCAATGCTGGCGGTGCCACGTGCTGACCGTTTTCATGCGGTAGTAAAAAACCACCGTTACGAAACACAACGTCAACGCAGACGTGCCAGCCTTCTTTTAACGCCTGCTGGATATACGGCAGCGTGTTTTCTTTTTCTGGTTGCCGGCCGTTAATGTTGCCAAGATGCGAGATAATAATGCCATTAAACTTCTGCCGGCGCATAGACGACGTCCCTGTCAAAACAACAACAACAACACGACGTGTAAACAGCAGCGCCCATCGTACCAATTGACGATGGGCGCGTCCACGAAGCCTCGACAAAAATTGTCAGAGCACTTTCGCCGCGATCAAGCAGCCGCGCGCCACAGCGTGCAGCGGATCGTTTGCGTGCTTAACTTCTTTGACGGGCAGCGGAAACTCGTTCTCGCTGAGCTTCTTGGCGAACAGGTCGACGAAGCCCTTCGCCTGACTCGTCCCGCCCGCGATCACGACCGGCAGCGGATTCTTGAACTTGGGCAAAAGCTTGTGCCCCTTCATCGCGGCGGCCAGATTCTTCGTCGTGTAGTCGATGAGCCGCTCGTAGTACGAACTCACGGCGGCTAAGACAACATTATCGTTCGGCTGCCCGATGGTGAACTCGCCGTTCTCTTTCTCGGCCTGCACGACGCTGTCCGGCTCGCCCGTGGCAATGGCGGCCATGCGGTCGATCCAGTCGCCCGATTTTGTTGTCGAAAACATCACGGTCGGCTCGCCGTTAAGCATGACGCAGCAGTTCACCATACCGGCACCGCACGACAGCGCCACGCCGGTATATTCATCATTTTCCAGTTCCGAGTAGCAGAGGGCTTCAGCCTCATTGATCGCCCGGGCGCTGTAGCCGCACGAGGCCAGCACGGTTTTAACGACGTCTTCGTGATAGCCGACGTCGAACTCGTCATCCTCTTGGTCCACTGGCTGCGCCGGCACGCAAAACACAAGCTTTTCGCCTTCTTCGATCGACTTGCCGCAAACCTGCTTGAGAATGTACGCCAGCACACGTTTCGCCTCTTTCTCTTTAGAGCTTACAACGCCGCGGTACATGGGCCGTTTGGCTGACTCATTGCGCTCGATAGCCTTCTCGATGGCATCTTGACCCAGAATGATAAACGTGCCGTCAGCGTCCTTGACGAAAACCTTGCCCTGCAGGCCCTTCTCAATCATCTTCGTCGCGACGGGCGTGGTGGGCTTGATGCAGTAAAACGCGTCACGGAATTCCTTATACGTGGTGTAGGCCGCCTTGTCGTCGCTGGTAAAGCTGACGGGACCGTCGGCGTCACTGGCCAGTACGATATACGAGGTGCCAACGTCGAGTCCTTTTGCCATGATAGTCTCCTTGAACGTGCCAGTTATAGCACTTTAAACCTATTTACCTTTTAATTGCGCCAGTTTTGACACTGAAGCGTTAATCGTGTCTTCTTGCGCCGTAGTTTTGCCCAATTCAACATCTGAGCCCGGCTGAATATTGTCGGTGTCGATTTTAGTTACGACCGTGCGGGTATCAATGTCGATTTTGCCAAGTTTTTCTTTTGTATCCGAAACTTTAGCTGCGTGCTTCTCTTTCTCAAAAAAGCTGGTCGGCGACTGAGCGCGGCTCTCCATCACCAGCGTCCGTCCGCCGTCGCCATAATCATAAATCTTGCGGAGCACGACGTAGAGAAAGTCCATGCGGGCGAAAAAATAGCCCAGCACGAAACCGCCCAGTATGCCGCTAAACACGTTAATATCCATAGCGCCCGATTATACCGTTTTCGGCTCCTCGTCGTATCGCAGAATCTCCTGCACATCAAAGACATCAGGGGCGGCTTTCGCAGCGGCGTATAGGTCGTACGGTCGTGGGAAGTGTCGCAACACACGCAGCGCTTCTTGCCGAACCTCTTTCGGTATCTTCTTGATCCCGTTGTCGTTGTAGGGACTGACCAGCCGCGTTAAAAACTCAACGGCATGAATTACTGCCCGGGTCCGTTCATAAGGCATTGTCATGGTTGCCACACTTTAATTGGGTCTACAGCACTTTTGCCGAAGACAGGGAGAGTTTCGCACACAGGGAACATGTCTTCCAGTCGTTTAAAAACGCTTTTGTCCGTGGCCCCAATTCCTTCGGGCATGTCGTCGATCCAGATGTCGATCGTGTAGCCCATCGCCAGCGTTCGGTCCCGCTTCGGCGAATGATTACAGAACACAAGGTCGGCCAGCAATTTAAACGTGTGCTCGCCAAAGACGGTCGCCATTTCTAACCGGCTGTACGCCGATTCGGTGCGACCCGTAACACAGATCACCTTGTGCCCGCGTTTCACGGCGTGCTGGATAAAAAACCGCCAGAACTCGACGTCGCTGGTAAACGTGCGGTCGAAATCAATGGCGATCGTCGTAGCGCGATACGGCGTCATGCATCCGTGCCCAGCAGGTCGCGATCAGATAATCTGCCGCGCCTCGATCAGCGCCTCAAAAATATCAAATACCTTCTTGGCGCGGAGAGCGTGCAGACGCTGCAGGCCGAGCAGCGCATCAGAAAGGCCATCGGAATCCATCTCTTCGTTCAGCACCGCATCGACTAACAAATCAAGATCGTCAGCCGTCGACCAGCACGCCATGATCGCCTGCTCCAAATCAAACCGGTCATTCGCCATTGTCGCGTCCTTTTCGTCCATTGGTGTCAGTGCCCCGCCGTTCAAACTGCCCGAGTAGGATTCGAACCTACAACCCCAGCATTAACAGTGCCGTGCACTACCGTTGTGCTATCGGGCAAAGGTTGTTGTTGTTTCTGCTTACGCGCGTTTCCTTTAAACCCGTTTCGATTGCACCGCTGCGCGATACGGTCCGTCAGCGCCGAGCAGATTACATGCAGTAGACAAAATGTTGATACAGCCCAAAGCAGTCCCAGTACGCCAACAAAAACAGCCGCAATAACAGTGAGCGCAAATCGCATAACTACACCGAGCGGCGGGACTGAAGGGCCAGCGTGTCCGCCAGAATCCGCCGCATCTTTTCAGCGTCCTCGTAGCTGTCCTGAAGCTGGTCTTCGTAAAACAGCGAGAGATACTTGGCCTTGGTCGGATGGGCCGCCGTGATTCGCTCCAGTTGGCCCAGCCGCGCGGTGTAATTCGCCGCGACTTCTTCCTCCAACTGCACCGCGTGCCAAAGAGCGTCTTCGACCTTGGTGAACACCGGAAACTGCTTGCCCGACTGGTTGGGCAATGCGAAGTTCAGGCCTAAAAGCCGGTCTAAAAACTGTTGCACATGCTCCAGTTCGCCCTTGGCCGCTTCGGTGAAGAACTCTTTGTATTCTTCCGCATGCAGGCCGGTGATGTGGCTGGCATGATAGAGATAAAACTGGAGATGCGTCCACTCGTTCTGCAGGTCGCTGTTCATCAACTGCAAAAACTGCGGCAGTGTGATCGGCGGCGACGGCAGGGATTCAACAGGATTTTTTTCCGCATGCGACATTATTCGTTTTCCTCTGCCGGGAGAATGTCGGGATTAAAGTCGGGATGTTCGGCCGGGCGGTGCTTGTACTCGTTGAAACCCGCGGCTTTTGGCGGCGGGGTCCACAGTTCGCCAATCTGTAAATTAAAGCAGTCCCATTTAAACCGCCAGCCGCCAAAACCACTTGGGTCGATCTGGCCGCGTTTAAAAAACAGCGCCTGCTCAAAAAACAGTGTCTTGGGTACGAGGCCCAGTATCCACGCCTTTGTGAAATCTTTCAAGACCCGGACAAAGGCGTAATAGTCGCACTGCTGGGTGGTATTACTCGCCGCGACCGAGCAGTTGTAGTGCGGCTTGGGCTCCGACGTACAGCGTTTAGTTTTGACGTCAATTTTGCCGAGCCACAGCGGGTCTAACACGTCGTAGTGATAGATGGCCTCGCCCTCTGACCGCAGCAGATTGTATTGATCGCGAAAAATCTCTTCGCCGACCAGTCCGGCCAGCATGCCCTCGCCTTCGGTGATCGAGTCGTTTAAATGTTTTCGGCCGTACCGCGCAGTAAACAGCGTGGTCATCTCTTCTTCGCGGGCCCGGGCGATGTCGATCTGCGTTTTAGTCGGAATGATAAGCAGCGGCTGTACCGCAGGCTGCTTCTTTGATTTCGGAGACATGCGAATCCTTTCGCGTCATAGCATCCTTGCAACACACGCGGGCGAATTCCTGTTTCCACCGCGGTGCAACAGCGGACCAATCAAACGGCTGACTGGCGGAAACCGCTGTTTGTGAAACGTATTGATACAGGGCTGGTTGGTCGCGCAATTGCCGGATGACCTCAACAGCCCCAGCGACAAACTGCTCTGGGTCAACCGGGAGCAAAAATCCAGCCCCGTTGTTGGCGATGTCGGGAAACAATCCGACAGGCGTGCCGAGCGTCGGTACGCCTGCGGCAGCAGCCTCCAGCGCCACGTACGGATTGCCCTCGGTCGTCGAGCAGAACATGACGACATCCACCTCGCGATAAAGCCGGTCGGCAGCAAGGAAGTGCAGATGCTCGCGCTGATAGAACTCCAGCCCAGATTCGCGGGCGACGCGCTCTGCCAGATAGCCGCGTTTAAGATCGGGCTGGTCGTGGTCGCTGCGGGCCATGCGGCCAAAGTAGCCAAGCCGCCGCAGCGACGTACTCATCGGGCGCGCGTAATTGGCGGCGGTAATACCGACCGGTAATAGCGTGGGCAGCCTCGGCACGTTCCGCGCAATTGACGCCTCTCGGATCGCGGGCGAGATCGCGGCGTAGCCGGCTAAACGATCAAAATACGTCTGCGGAAACCGGCGGAGCGCATCCTCAATGTCAAACTCGCTGTGGGCCTGCGCATAACATTTTTCTAGCGGCCAGCCGTACGTGTCGTGCAAGAAAAAGCAGCCCACAGGCGTCGAGAAATACAGATCGTACTTCTCACGCAACAGGTCCGTCTCTTCGCGCGAGTATGTACGACTCCAGCAGAGTAAATCACCGTCGATGTCGGGATGCAAGAACTTGATCAGTTCGTTGAATATCTTCCCGAACACCCAGTTGTTCTCGAAGAAATAGAGTATGCGCATGCCGGAGTTATATCAGCGCCGGGCCCGCTTGCCTAGCACTAAAACGGATAGGGGCCGTATGCGTTTGCTAGCATGGCAGCAGCAAACTCTTCATACGACTTCCCGCGCGGCAGCGACAGCGAGCCGTCTTTTTCTACAGAAAGAAATTTATGATACGTCGGATTTTGGCGGAAAACCATGAGCACAGCAGCCTCGCGTGTGCGCCAACCCAGCGGCGGTGAACTCACGCTGCGGGCTTCAAACATTTTTTTAAGCACACCCGCCGTCAGCCAGTTTCCAGCCTCATCGGTTGTCTGCAGTTGTTGCGTGGCCGTCTGCACAACCTGCGAAAATAAATAATCTGGGCGGCCGCTTTCGCGGTATTGCTGTTTTAACGAGTTAATTACAGCCTGCGCGGCGGCGCTTGTGCGGGGTGTCTTTTCACCCGGCAGTCCCAGCAGCACGGTGATCAGCAGCCACTCTGGATACTCGAATAAAAGCTTTCCCTGTTCACGGGCGGCGTCGAGCGCCTCCTTGCCAGCCCGCCAACCCTGCCGCCGACCATTCGCGTCGGTGGCGTCCATGGCCGCCTGAATTGTTGCCGCGATGACCGCTGTGTTGTCCGCCAGCAAGACATCCGACGACGGAATCGCCGCCTGTTTAAAATACCGCAGTGCCCAGAGCAACAGGCGCCCTAACACCGCGCGCAATCCATCCAGCAACGGGCTCATTTTCGTGGCGACTTTTTCTTTTCTGTCTTCTTCTTTTTGCTGCCAGCCGGTCGACACGAGTCTTCGCTGTATGGCGCTTTGCCCGGCACTGGTTCATAGCCCGCCCAGCACCGCGCGCTCTTCATACACATGACCACCAGTTTCTTTTTTA